GTGTTTCTTATAGGGACCTCGAGGTTTTGCGTCATCATTACGTTTGGCTGGTGGCTCTGCTAATAGGTCCGGTTCTTTGTCATCTGCTTTTGGTTTGTCAGCGTCGTCACTTCCACCTCCAGTGTCACCACCTAGATCCAGATCTCCTCCACCAGAGTCTCCTCCGAGGTCGAGGTCTCCGCCTCCACCACCGCCACCAGCATCTCCACCAGCATCAGCACTCCCAGCACCTTCAAGAGCAGCCATGAACTTCTTGTCGGTAAACATTTCACGTTGCATTCGTAAGTATTCATCATTAGACAATCCAAGCAAGTTCTCAGAAACCCAACGCCGAGAGAAGTAACCCTCTGTAGCGGCTCCTGCAATGTCAAACTTGGTCTTCCAATGTTCAAGCTCTTGCATCTCGGCAATCTTAGATGGATTGTTAAGACGAAGCTTGAAGTTCAACAAGTCGTCATCTCGATAACCCATTGTGTAAAGGTGAACGATTCCAACCTTCTCAAGTTCTGAAATGAGAACTCGTTGAAGTCTTTGGATTGTTCTCGCGAATCTGATGTCTTTCTGTGCAAGAGTTGTCTTGTCTTCGGTTGCACCTTCGCCCATCGATAGGTAAGACTGAGGAACCTTGAGAGCAGAAAACAATTTGTCTCGGAGATACTTAACGTCTTCGATCTGTGCTGTGAATTGCCCACCAGGAAGGTTCTCAATGTTCGTAGAGGACTGTCCGCCTCTGATTGGGATAAAGTAGTCCTCTTCAATCGAAAGTGGATTGTAGCGCAAATCTACGCGTCCTGTGGTAGGGTCTACAACTTGGTGACGTTTCATTTGGGTCATGACCTTTTGCATGTATTGCTCAACGTCTTGAGGTGCAATTCCACCTACGTCTATCTTGAACACACGGCGCTCTGGTGACCTTGTAATTCGATAGGCCATCATTGCGTCTTCGAGAAGCGTAAGTTGTCTCCAGATGCGTCTAGCGGGCTCTAAAACGGATGTTCCGTAAGGGGCATGCTTGTCATTTCCGAGAACACGAAAGTGAGCGATTTGCCAATTCTCAAGTGTCAATGATGCATTGTTCCATTGAAACTGAACATAATTTGGGTTTGTTGGATCTTCTCCTTCGAGTCTCTCGACTTCTTGCGGAGGTAGTCCGATGCAGTTTTGAATCCCTTTGCTTTCATCAATGTCGAGATAAACAAAGAGGTCTCCGTACTTGCACATGGTTCTTGCCCAACCAAAGAGGTTGTGCTCGACATTCATGATGTTGTAGTAAAGGTTGTGCAAGATGTATTTGATCTCATCGTTAGTGCACTTGATGTGAAGCATTGGGGTCAATGCTGAGTGAGTTGTCATCTCGTCTGCGTAAATGTCGAGAGAGGATGCAATCTCGGGTGTAAATTCCATTTGGTCGAAATCTATGTAACGCTCTGCTCGGTTTCTGTTCGAGATCATGTTGAGCGTCATGATGTTCATTGGGTTGTATTCGGTTTTTTTGAACTGTTGACCTGATGCGGACTTGAAACGCTTTGCGTAAATGTCCAAGTGGCGTCGTCTTAGTTGTCGTCCTGATTGTGTTCGTCGTTGGGTCAGAGGCCCCGAGAACATTCTTGTTAAAGCTTTGAATAAATCGTTTTGATTGTTATTCGGGTTTCTTTCGTTACGAGCCATTTTTTATCCTTTGTAGATCCAAAAAAATTCTTTTGATTTTTTGATTTCCTCCGAATGTTTTTCTCTAAACGTTTCGTTGTAGAACTTCTGACCTTTTATTTGTGTGTTCATGGTAGTGGTGCTTTTAAAAACACCTCCAAGCATCGCTTTCTTATATGCCATGTCTCGTTCGTTTTCTGCTAGTGCTGTGTCTCTAACCCAACAAGCAATTGCCAAAGACATTACGAGATCATCATTGTAAGAACGCATTGCTTGAGGTTTACCGTTGAACCAAATAAAAGTTTTCAATTCATGAAAAACTCTAGCGGAGTGCATAGTAATTAGTTTGTTTCTGACGTACTCCTCCAATTTGGCCACGATTAAAGGTCTTGTTTTAGTAGATGTGGTGAAACCCATTACTGCTCGGTCGTCGTTCTCAGCGAGATAGGCTTCTACATATTCGTGAGTTGACTTGATGGAATAATAAAGTTTTTTATAACTCATCTCTTTTAGTTTCTCGAGCACAGCGATTCCGACGCCAACATTCTCAACAACAAGCAGGCATGTGCCATACTCTGTTCCTGCATCATAGAGGATCTTCGAATACATGTCGAGGTCTGGTTTGCCTTGATATTCTGCAACAACCGTCATTGTGTCAACACGGATGATGTGGAAGCAACTATAGTCAGCTCCATCGCCTCGAGCAACGTCTGCGGATAGAAGATAGGGCACTCCCTCTTCAAACTTCTCCCAGATCCAGAAGTTACGGTCATAGCCCACACGATATTGTGGATCGCAAACATCATCATGTAGTCTCTGCAAATCCTCGGGATTTATCACCGTTTCACCAGAAGCATTGAATGAGCACTCCAACTCCTGTGCGATCTGTCGTTTAGACATGTTGTTTGTCTCTTTGTCGAACCATGCTTGGTCACGATCAGGATGGACATCCCAATTTAGTTTTGTGGGAAAGAAATCGTTGTTTCCTGTCTCGGCTTCAGTGTAAGCTTTGTGGAACCAATTTCCAACGCCGTTAGGGGTGCTCAGAGCGATGCAGCGGCCTCCTGTAGACAAAGTGGGGTAAAGACCCGTCCAAAGCTCTTCGAGGCCGTCAACGAACGCTGCCTCGTCTATAATGAGCAATGACAAGGCTTCCGAACGACCAGCATCTCCTGATGTGGTTCCAGCCTTTACTTGTGAACCGTTTGTCAATTCAAATGATTGCTTGTTATCTGTTTGAATCTTTGCGATTAACATCCACTGTGGGAGGTTCTTGAAGATCATCTTGACCTTCTTTACAAGATTTGTTGCTGTGGATAGTTTGGTTGCGATAACGAGAACATTCTTTTCTCGATGAAACAACATGAACCACGCAACATAAGCAGCAGAGATTGTTGAGATCCCTAGTTGTCTTGCTTTTAAAATTACGTTAAATCGATAGTCGTTAAAGTTTTTAAGCATGTCCTTTTGATAGTCATAAGTCTTAAACGGAATTTGACCATGCATAGGATGCGAAATCTTGCAATAGTTGTCGATGAAGTATTGAGGATCCTTGCCGCACTTTACAAGTTCTTTAACGATTTCATTTTTGGTGAGTTTCATCTACTCTCCGCAGCATTCACACTTGCAACATGAACAGCAATTGCCACAACATTTTTCGTCTAAATTGTTCATTTTTGGTTATCTCCCGGCTTGATGCTTTCGTTGCTTGGGCGTTTTGCCTTTGCAAATTCTAAAAATTTCTTTGTAATGTCACGAGTTGTGTCTTCTGATGGACTCAGAATCTCGTCCATTTGCAAACCACCAATTTTGTAGTGTTGGTAGGCTTGGACAAATGTGCGAACGTTTGAAGTTGTCTGAACGATAACTTGTGGTTCGCCTTTTGCAGTCAAGGAAACAGAGTTCCCAGTGATTGCTTTGTATTCTTTTTGTAAGAACTTCTTGACTTCATTGATTGTGCGAGTGATCTCGTTCTCAAATCCGTTCTCTTTAAGGTCACACATTCTAACATCAGACTGGTAGTTAATAACCATTGAGTCTCCATAGAACTTGACCTTAAATCCATCAATCACTCGCTTATCAAGAAGTGGGATTCCCTCTTCTCGCTTAAGTCCTACTTTACGAATTTGCCCGTCAAGAGAATAGTTATCCATGTGAGCGCCATCGTAAGCGTTGGCTGCTGCTTGGGAAAGTCCTCTAATAATTTCTAATGTTTCTTTGCTCATTTTTTTGGTCTCCAATCCTTGTTATTGATTCATTTTTTGTTTAATCAGGGAGACTAGTTTTTGGACTTCTGGTGGGAGTTCTTCATGATAGTCTGTTGCAATCTCATTGCCTTTGACTAGGATGGTCCCTGGTTTTCCATCTCTCGGATAATAAGCTATTACATTTGTCCCTTGGTCATCCACTACTTTAATTTGGTCGCCGAGTCCCATTCGTTCAGAAGCTTGCTTAGCAAACTCCATAATGTCTGTTCCCATATCTGTTGGGCCTTCAGCCATAACCTTATCAAGTTCTTCTTTGATGATTTGTTTTAAAGTTTCTTTTGTAAGTTTCATTTATTTGGTCTCCAACCTAATTTCCATCTTTCTTCTCGACCTTCTACCCACTGAATGTAACACTTGTAGCAGCAATCAAACTTTGTCATGTAGAGATCATCGACGGATTTGAATGAATAAGTGTTGCAAGTTGGACATGAACGCTTTGATTCTCTATTAAGTAGTTCTTTTGAGATTAAAACTCCATCTAGATCTACCTTCTCGCTCTCGGCTTTGTCGTACCGATAGTTCGACTTAAGCTCTTCGAGATATTGCTTTTCTTTATCGTCATCCCATCGAGACTTGGGATTTACAATTGCTTCTTGTCCATATTTCTCGGCTATCGCCTTTTCCACCTTTACGGCGTAATTTGGATCTTTACTCATTTAATGCTCACTTCTATTTGATTTGCAGCGTAGTAAGTCAAAAGCGATGCTGATGTTCCGAGAACAAAGCCTCCGAAGAACACCCAAGACTGTCTTTTGGTGTTTGAGTTTCTTCTAAGAACCTCGATCTCTTCATCTTTGATCTCAATCATTGCATCGTATTTTGTTTGCAAAGCTGTCTTTTCTATCTCTAAATAGTCAATTTGATGCTGTTTTTCCGCAAGTTGAAGTGAAAAATCTAAAGCAGCATTAATTGTGCACTGCTCTTCTGCGAACTCTTTCATTGTGAGAATCGAAACAACTGCCTCATCATTGAACAATCTTCCAGCAAAAGGTGCAGATTCTCCTTGAGATAAAGGGGCCATAAGTGGCTCGGCAAAAGTTATCGCAGTAAGAAGCCAAATCATTTTAATCTCGCGATGTTTAACTCTTCCATTAGAAGCCTATCTATGGCATCTGGGTCATCTTTCGCTAACTCAAGCAGTTCCAGCTTTCTTGTGGCTGTTTCTCTTTCCAATTCTGATTGTGCGGCTTTCGCTTGCTTTCTAAGAGCTATTCTAGAATTGATGTATTTTTGATGTGCCTTGGCAAGCCTTAATTTTTCTTCTGCCGAGATTTCTTCGATAACTTCAATTTCTTTTTCTTTCGACTCAGCAGTAGCTTCGGCAACCTCTACTTGCTTCTCTTTGCTTTTGCGACCAAGTAGAAACACAAAAAAAACAGTTGCTCCTGCTGCTGCGAATTCCCACTTGTCTTTCAACCAAGACCAGCACTTTTTTAGCCATGCAGTCATTATCCATTCCTCCAAGCTTTAGCAAAGTCAATTGCAGTTTGACCACCAATGTAAGTTATAGCAATCATTCCCCAAGTGTCAGAACTTAAATCTGAGAAATACATTAGAGCAGTTGCTACTCCGAATACTAAAAGCTTACGGGAGATAAGTTTCTCCTGAACAGCATCGAGCATCCCTTTGTCTTCGTTTTCCATAATAAAATCCTCCAAAAGAATGCTCTAAATAGTCTGTGAGGCTACAAATTGACCTTTGCGTAGCCATCCGTTTTGTCTATGTCGATAGTCATATCTACTACATCCTTGAGTCCTTCGAGGTGAGTGATGAGCAGAACGGTCTTGAATTGAGCCTTAATCATTTGCAACAGTCTCGTGAAGCCTTCCATGTGTTCAGCATCAAGAGCAGTCGCCGGTTCATCAAGCACAAAGATGTTTGACTTAGGTAGAGATGAAACGGAGATCAAAGCAAGACGCACAGCCATAGATGCGATTGTTTTCTCGGCACCAGAACCCATTGACAGTGGTCGGGGATCATAATTTGGATGCTTAAGATAGACTTCTAGTTTGTCTCCATCTTCCGCAAAGAACACTTGGAACTCAACAATAGAAGAAAGAACTTTTTGAATTTCATCGTTGATCACCGGAAGCATTGATTTGATGACCTCGTAAGAGATTCCATTTGCATGCGTTGCTTTTACAAAGATGTCATAAGCAATGTAATCACGTTCAGCATCAGCAATCTGTTGTAGTTTTTCGTTTGCTTCTTCGATGGTTCTCTTTGTTGATCCTTTCTCGGACATAAACTCAAGAACCTTTGATTCACACTTCTTAATCTCTGCTGCTTTCAAAGACACGGTCTTATTGATTGCTTGTAAGTCTCGGCGTAATGAAGATAGATTCTCATAGGCCTCGATGTTTTCGTTGTAGTAAGAAATGTCGGCTTCGCAATCTTTAATGCGACGTTCCATAAGAGAAACCTTACCTTCACAATTTTCCCATTGCAGAGACATGTTGCGAACTTCTGATTGTTCTCTTGCAAGTGCGTCGCGTTGAACTTCGTAGTCTCGCACAACTGCTTTCGAATAAACTTCATTAATCAATGATGCTTTCATTTTTAAATCAAGCATTTGAGAATTAAGAGTCTCGACAAGCTCATCTACCTCAACAATTGTAACCTTTGCTGCTTCTGCTTGTTTTACAAACTCGTTACCACAGCAAAAATCACAGTTCGGATCATACTCGTGATCATGAAGCATGTCAATTTTTGATTGAAGATTTGCTTTGTTACGCTTTGCTTTGTCGAGAGACTTTTGTGTCTTTTTGATTTCATCTTTAATGGTCTCGAAAGTATCAAGATCCGCTTGAGCAAGAGTTGATTCTTCAAGCAGAGATGGCAATCTAAGCGTCAAATCTTCAATCCTAGAGCGTTTAGAAGCGATCTCGGTAGATAGCCTATCCATCTCACTAGAGTTGCTTGAGAGCGATTTTTGAGCCTTTGAGAGCATGTCTTTCAAGGCATCAATGTCGAGGTCTCTTTGAGAGGCCGCTTCTACTTGATCTTGGATTAGTTGTTGTTCTTCTTTGAGGACAGCCAAGCGGGCGGTGTGTTTGTCGCAGAGATCTTGTTGGGTCTGGATGTCTTCGAGAATCTCAGAGTACTCTGCTTGAGCACGAGCCAGTTTCTTCTGCCAATCGACAGAAGTCAAGTGCTTGATGATTCCTCGCATCTCTGATGAATCGGTCTTTGCAAGTTTATGCATTTGATCAAAGATCTGAAGGTCGAGGAATTTAGCGAGAATCTCTTTGCGCTTTGTCGACCCTTCGTTAATAAATCCGAAAGAATCGTTCTGAGCAGCGAGAGACGTCATCATAAAGTCTTCGAGAGAGCCAAAGATATTGCGAATGTTGTCATCTGTTTTATTTCGAGTGTCGCCGTTCTTGGACTCAGGATGGGTTCCGAATGTTAGTTTTCGGAAGTTGAGATCTGTTTTGGCAGAGATGACTTCTCGACCTTTAGACCTTCCGGTTGTCTTTTCGAGGCTTCGATCAATTTTATAAACATCATCGCCGACAGCGATCTCGAGTTTACAAGAAGCTTGTTCTTGGTTTTGATTGATGATATGGACATTCTTTCTTTCTCCTTTTGATGTCGTGTTGAAGAGGCCAAACAATGCAGCATCGATAATCGATGACTTGCCTGAATAGTTCTTTCCGAAGATTCCCACAAGGCCATTTAGGCGGCTGAAATCTAAAGTGTTGCCTTTTCCGTAATTAAATAGGTAGTCCCAACTCATTTTCTTGATATCCCACACAACATTTCTTGCGATAGGTGAAGACGAGTCTACTTTCTTTAGATAGTCTCGAGAGAGTTCTATAACTCGATCTCTGATGGAATCATCGATTTCTCGACCATCCATGAACTCTCTAAGGAACTTTTCTTGATTGTCGGGGTCTCGCATGTTTAACGCTTTGCCATTCTTTGCAGACTCCACATCGTTTGATGATGTAGAATTGTTCACAAAACTGACAGAGTAAGTGGACCACTTGACTTGAGCATAATCACATGCTCTCTTTAGCTTTGCCATTGGCAAGTTGTGATTACACACCAATCTCAAGCGAGAGTTCTTCGGAACCTCAACATCTGGGAGTGTTCCATCTTGATTGATGTGAACTGTAATAAATGGACGCGGAGACTGAAACAATCTCTTGTTTATTGAATGCTTGTCTTTTGAATGGATGTTCCACATCAAATAGCCTTTCAATTTAGATTCTCCGAAGTTCTGTTGAACAGTGGATCCGGCATACCAAACTCTACTCTTGCGGTCCATGGCTTGAATCTTGTGGATGTCTCCAAGCATAGCGTAATCAAAATCAGAAAAGATTGACATGTCATCCTCTCCATGATCTAGTGAAAAGCCTGATCCAACTTGAGATCCTCGGATAGCGCCATGGTAAAGTGCTATGTTGATGTCATTATTGTTTGAAGGCGATTGCCAATTGTCTCTATCGAAGACAGATAAGACATTGAACGTCAATCCATCTTCCGGAGAGTATTCTCCGGAGTTCTTTAACAAAGTAAAGTTAGGATGCTGCATAGTCTCAGCAATTGGCGTTACTGCGTCTTGCCGATCACCATTCTTAAGGTTGCCGTCGTGGTTACCCAAGATCATGATTGTTGGAGCAATATCTGAGAGAGACTTCAGGAAGTTCGATGCCATCTCGAAGTACTCTGGTGATAATTGTGTTTTCGTGTGAGCAAGATCGCCCGTGTGGACAATGTAGTCTGGTTGTTCTTGCTTTAGACTGTCATAGATTTGATTAAACACATGACGATATTCATCATGATATTTAAGGTTTCTAATGTGTGTGTCACTAATGTGAGCAATGCGAAACATCTTGTTCGACATAGGTCCTCCTATTTTGTTTGGTTATCTATAGTGTAACATGTTTTGACTTCAATGTCAAGTATTTTTCTTCAAATTCATCATAAAAAATTGGCCCGCCGTCCATGTAAGTTAAGTCGAAAATGTTATAGTCAAACCATTCTAGCGCTGTAACAGCGTCCCAACCATAAGCATCTTTTAGGCACTGCAAAAGCTCTTCTATGTTGTAGACAAGTCGACTCTCTTTTTTATGGAATTCTTTTATTGCATTCTCAAAAACCTCTCGTGGCTCAAGAACTATAAATTCATGACCATCTTCTACGGCCTCTTTTATTATTTCGTCTGCGAAACTCATTGTAACCTCCTAAAGTTTACATTATAATATAACATGTTTTAGGATTGTTGTCAAGTCAATTGAGGAGAATTATCATCTCCGAGGATACAACGATATCTACGTGTCCAAACATAACTGAGTACCATGTAATTCCTTGACCAAGATCGTCTCCCAATAATTCATCAAAAGAAATTATCTCCAAGACAATGCCGACGTTTGGCAATGTCTCGCTCATAAAATCTTCGAGGAAAATAACTAATGAGCCAACAACGATCTCTTCCACATAGAACCCTCCACTAGTAAATAGTGTCGAGTCTACCGAGGTTCTATTCGATGTGTCCCGTTCCTACTACCGACCATTCAAGTTGGACATCAACATAGCCATTCAAGCCCTCATAAGGAACTCTTTGCTGAGAAAATCTTGTCATGTGAATCGCAGTTAGTGACCACGTAGGATATGACTGAAAGTAAGAACCATCAAACATAAAATAGCCAGTGTCGTTTGTAGAGCAAGAAATTACACCTAGCAATTGACTTCCGTCTGGTGAGTAGGTGGCAATCGTTATGTTAAACAAGTCGGGTCCTCCAGAAGGTCCCCACTGGAATTGAGTTCCATTCTTTGACACAACTGCTGCGAATGCATAGGAAATATCAACATAGCGCATCTCATAAGGTTCTACAAAGTCATAGCCATGAATTGAGCGGAACTGAAATGATGATCCATCGGGCAATTGAACATTCATGTTTGTGTCTCGATCATATTGGCTTTCTTGAATAAATCCTGTGTAAGTGCCCATGCCATTGTTAAACGCAGAGAATGAGTTAGGGTTGCCCATTACGTTTAGTGATTGTCCAAGATTTTGATTTGACACATTGATTTGTAATGGATTCGTGTTGGTGGTGCATTGACCGGCAGGTGGAAACCATGTTGGGTGAGTTTCGTTAATTTTGTCATGAAATTTTGCATCAAACTGAATTGTTATTTCTTGGCTCACACCCATGCATGCCAAGCATGCAACTTGCTCTAAATTGAAGTTTACAAGGCCAACAGTGCCATTTAAAGGCTCGCTAGATGGTTCTCCACTTGGTTCACTAGCCGGCTCCCAAGAAGGCTCTCCTGATGGTTCTGAGGAGGGTTGAGAGACTGCTGTGTCAACCACTTCGGTTCCGGTGTCATTGACCTGAACTTTGTCAACAGTTCTAATTCCGATGTCTCCACCGCAAGCAAACAGTAAAAGTGATAACAGCATAGTCTCTCCTAATGTGACTTTATTATTATGTATGTACCAAGAGGACAGCGAGTAAAATCTAGATCATAAAATTGAGCAGTTGAAGAAACAATGCTTTGCATTGTACTTGAGTTCCCAGTTATGACCTTAAGCATTTTGCCCCAATGGTCATTAATAAATAGTTCAAGTTTGCGTTTCGCGTCCTCATGACGCAATCCGTGTAAATCTAACGTTAGCATTAAGTAAAAAAACTTAAATTATCTTGCCATATTATTACGAACAGCAGCAACAAGTTGTTTAAGTTCTTCTGAGCCTGGAGATACTCCATCTTGCTCTACATCAGCCAAGGAAACATCTGCTCCGACCATTGGAGTGCCATCGTTCGTTACAGATATTGTTATATCCCCAACAGGAAGTGTAGCAGATAACTCAATAAGGTCCCCATAATCAGTAGCCTTCCAGTTGTATGTTGGTTGGGGATCGAAACCGAGACCGGCAGCTAATTCGTTTGCAATTTTATTGGAAAATTCCTTAGCTTCCATTTCACCGGAAGACGGGTTTTCTTCGCGAAGCATTGCACCTAACTCTTCTTTAATAATTCTTTTTAAGGTTTCTTTTGATAATTTCATTGTTTCTCCTCATAATTTAAAGTGGTGGAGGTAAGGAGAGTCGAACTCCTGACCTTCTGCGTGCAAAGCAGACGCTCTCCCAACTGAGCTATACCCCCCACTGGCATCATTAAATAGTGTGCGTTAGCACATTTGGAATTTTTTCTTTCTGGACTCTTAGGATTTCTCGATAGCGAGACACAACCTTGAAATAAGCGCCTGAATCGGTTCTAAGCAGCCAAGAATGGAGCTCAGCGAACGTTTGGGTTTGTCTATGTGTTACCATTCCGTAGTGCTCGGAAAGCAGTTGTAGCGCATCCTCAGGATCGGTAATTGTCCATTCTTTAGTCTTTTTCTCTTTTATTCCACAAAAGTGGTTGAAAGTGTAGCCAATCTCTGAAAATAAAGCCACGAGAAACTGTGTTCTGTGGAGTCCTTTGAGGTTTATTTCCCCGTGAGAATAGTAGGACCAAGTAAGCCAATCGATGTTTCCAACCATCCAATCTATTTGGACATAGTCTTCTGTTGGTCCATGCTCATCATATTGTGGAAAACAAGTGAAGATGTTTCCGGCTGTGACTTTGTCTCCAACGGCTATTTTATTCTCCGCAAGTTTTGCGGAGATCAAGGTTAGTAATGCACGCATCTTTACCATTTCGTAAGTTGCAGTTCGAGATCTTTTGTGTAACTTCGTGTAAAGATCGTTCCATTCATCATAATCAATCCCCCACTTACTCAATTCTGAGTTTGTGAAAGATCGGACAATGTGAGTTGAATCGATTGCCAAGTCAAGATCCCCAGAAACATCCTTCTTACCTACGGACCCTACGGGTTTGAAAAATGTAAGGGAATGAGATTTCATTGGAAAAATTTCAGCAAGGCGTTCTTTGTAAGCCTTGATTGTTGGTTCAATTCTGTTTTTTGGAATTGAAATTGCTTTATCTCTAAAAATGTTGCCGCCCATGGGTCCTCCGGTGTTTTATATAAGATAACATGTTTGAAGTGGTTTGTCAAATGTTTTCTAAAAGTTTTTCGAAAAAATACATTTCGTTTTTGATCGGACTAGATTCTCCCAACCGTTCTTTAAATTCTTCTGTTCCCATCTCTGAAACATCTTCTTCGTCAATTGGAACTTTGAGAACCTCAAGATCATACTTAAGCATGGACTTAATGATCCACTCTGCTTTCTTTTCGGCATCACCGTCGAGGGCTATGTAAACTGGTGTGTCATGAATTGCAATTGCTTGAAACAATCGAGATCGTTCTCGCAGTGTCGAACCAAGAATTGGGATTGCGTTACCACCTGCGGCAATCGCATCAAAAACACCTTCAACAAGAACGACTGGTTCATCCCAGTCAATCATCAGTTCGTTAAAAACGATGTCACGGTCTGCTGGAGGGTTGAGGTACCGATAAGAATGCCCAACAAAACTGCGAGCAATGAAGTAATTGCAATCTCCATCCATGTCAAACGACGGTATAATAATTCTTCCTGCATAACGACCCTCCTTACAATAGCCAATTTTCCATTTTAATATTTCTCTCCGACCAATCCCTCGAGACGACAGATAACGGAACACGTCCGTTGTCTCCATAGGCAAGTCTTTGTTGCACAGCGAGATGAACTCTTCGGGCAAGTCAATGCGCTGCTTCTCTTCTTCATTGTTAAGTTCCCTGAAGAGGTCGTCAAACTCATTAAGATCAAGTCGACCTTGTAGTTCAAGATACTTTTGTCGTTGCTGGTAGTTTCCGAACTTTCTTACAATTCGGTAAATGTTCTTTCCTCTTTCATCGCAAATCCAGCATTTAAAAAAGCCATTTGCGAAATTCACCGACATTTTCTTTTTGTGGTGATTGCAATAAGGGCAATGATATAAATGCTCATCGCCCTTTTGATAGTAACTCCCAAGAACTTGGGTTACAATTTTTCTTTTGTCCTCGATCATAATGTCCTCCTGTTTATAATGTAACACATCACAGAAGGTTTGTCAAGTAAAAAGTTTACTTTGTGCCTACCTCATCTTCAATGTCAACGCCGTTAATTGTGATTTTAACCTCTTCGCCGGTTTCTCTTCTAATCATGGATGCGATTGCTTTCATTTGTTCAACTTTATCTACCTCTGTTTCTTTGGGGGGGTAGTCTGGGTTTGGGCCACCAGTGCCTGGATTAACCGGTCTTCTTGATGGGTCAGACTTATAGCCATATGTAAAAGGAGCGTGACCTTCTTCCAATGCAGCTTCCAGTTCTTCTTTGATAATTGTTTTCAATGTTTCTTTTGTAAGTTTCATTTGTTTGGTCTCCGTTAGATATCTCTACCCATACCTTTATCGATAAGATATCCAAGAGCAATGGTGCTTAATGTAGCAACAACTGCTGCTGGGAGCACTGAGATTGATAAACCCATAGAGGCTGCAATAGAAGAAGCAACCAAAGCAGTTACAGGGCTAGTGGTGGCAGCAGTTGCTGTCGCATAGGGAAATTTGTCTTCAGCCTCGTTGGTCGTTCTGGCTGCATTGATTGCTTGCTGAACCTCTCGATTTTGGTCGAGAGCTTTAAAGATTTTTTCTGTGGCAGCGTCCAATTTTCCGCTGTTGGATTGAGCTGCAATCTCTTGGGCTTGTTTGAGATCAGGCTCTGCGTTGAGACTGCTTTCTTTTTGAAGGGTGGTTTCCAATTCTTCCATGATAATTTTTTTCAATGTTTCTTTTGTAAGTTTCATTTGATTGTCTCCATAACAACTATTATGCTATAAATAGTGACTTAATTTCTTCTTGACTAATGCCATCGGGTAAAAACTTCGCTATTGATTCGTTATTTTGTAGTGCCGCTCGAAACTGTGTTGCTGAAATGTTATCATACATCTTAAACACAGGCACAAGCACGTACTTGTCGTTTCCGTAAAAGTAATCACCGAAAGAAACTTGGTAGCCCGCATCCTTCTCGGAGCAAGCGAGTCCGAAGTGGTGTTCGGTGTTTTCATCTCCCCAATCAAAGCAGTCAGCGAGAGGGTTGGTGTAATTCTTTTTCTTGCCTTCTCGAACTGTTGCTCGTCTATAATCCATCTTTGGGTGGGATAGCAATCCGTAGATCTCGAGAATCTTTTCTGTGTGTTCTAGTGTGATTCCATCGCGTTCTTTATCTCCGCAAAATAGAATTACTTTTTCAACTTCGGGATTGTCAAGATAAAACTTGATGTAGTCATAGTGACCTTTGTGGGGTGGTTTAAATCCACCGGGAATTAAAACTGTGTATTGCATGTGTCCTCCATGATGTTTATAATGTAACATGTTTGGAGA